ATGCTGCTCTTTGTTTAACATCTTCTTCTACTTCTAGTTTACCATTAAGAATTTTTTCTGCATTGTATGCAAAATAATTCCATGTAGGATCTTGTGCAATATTAAAATAATATTCTAGTAAATCATAACATTGTGATATACCATAAGACTCAATAAGTGCATCAGCAGCCCATTGTTCTACGTTAAGGTTCATGTTAGACTTTTGCTCGTACCTTTGCAGGTAAAACTTATTAAATCTGCTGAGCAAAGCCATTCGGTCTTTGCGTTCAGCCATTAGTCTTTACTATCAGACTCTGCTTCTGCTTCTTTAACCTTTTCTGTTAATTTGTCTTCAACAAATTTGTATACTCTCTCAAAGGCCTGTTCTGTATTTTCACCATCACGTTTTGAATCAACTACTCCAAAGTCAAACCTTAGTGATTGAAAATTACCCAAATTAAGGGTATATCCAAGTGCTACTGATATCTTTGTGTTTTCGTTTTCCATTGTCCCCACCATTTCTATTGTTAAATATTTTCTGCCCAAACAGGAATAAATCTACCATCTTCAGTCTTCGTATATGTAAGTATACCGTCTCCCATTCGCCGTGTCAATTCTTGGCTTGTGGGTGTCATATTATTTGTTATAAGTCCATCTTTTCTTGGTTGTCCTATATGTATAGTAGCCAGTATAGCACGGATATCCCTAACCATGCTTTCTGAATAATAAGATCTTATTCTGAATCCACGCTCACCATTTAACTTTGCACCAACTGGTGGAGGAATCATACCAGTTTTAATTAACTTAGGCATATACTTTCTATGACGATTAATTAACTTAGCAGTCTCTACAACAGTATAGGCTCTTTCTCTATTTTTTCTAAAATCTGAACGCAAACAAGTTTCAAGTCTATCTTTAGTTATATTATAAAAAGAAACCATTCCAGTAGATCGTGAACTATGGTGAATTCTTACCAGGTCATTATTTAGAAACCAGATTTTTTGATTTCCCCTTATTACAGTTTCGTTATTGTAAATTTCGCCCTGTATAATTCCTTTGCCAGTAACCATCTTCCCTCTTCACTTTCTGCTGGTGGATGAAAAAACTTTCTCAAACCACACACGATACAATAAGTTTCTATGTGCTGAATACTACTATATTGTCTATCAATAAAAGTTCTACCCCTGCACTTTATGCAAGCAATCATAAAATTATCCTTTAATTTGGAATTCCAACAATAATTAAATGTACTGCTAAAGATAGATCACCAGAGGCCCCAAATCTTACAACACCTTCAACCCTTGTTTCTGTAACACTTTTTAAAATAACATTTACATTTTGTCCCGCTGGAGTCTGTCCAATATTTACTGGTGTAGCAGAAACAATTGGAGGGTATTTAAAATCTTTAAAGTCATATGTAAATGTTCTTTCATTTCCAGCAGAGACTGTTGAGTTGTTGGCAACTTCAACATAACCACCAATTATTCTTGAATTAGAAGTTTTAATTTCTTGTTTACCCGCACTTACAGTATCTATAACTGTTTTATTAGTAGTTGTAGATGCAACCTGTGTAGAAAGATCGTTTACAGCATCAACCAAACTGTATAAATATGTGACATCAAGAGGTTGCCCTCTTTCTGGTAGTGGTACTTTTGCCATTATTTCCTCCTATTAAAGTATATCATTAAACGGTGTGTGGACCATCTTCATAAACTAATAATAAAGCAGACTCTCTAGTAATTGGAGTTCCTTTTAAATATATTTCTGCTGAAAGTTTGTTAGGTGCAGACCCTTGAACTACCCCGCCTATTGTGTATGTACTGGGAATTGGAAAAGAAATGTTTGCACCATCAATTCTTTGTTTATAAATCCAATCTCCATTATCATTTCTATCCCATTTTAACCAAATATCAAACTCGTGTGCTTTTCTAATTTCAACTCCATCTTTTTGTATTGAAACAGAGTCCCAGGCTAGGGTTGCAACTTGTCCTGATTTATTAAAAGATATATCTCCAGAAACGTAAGTATAGTTTGGTTGAACAATTGATGTTGGTGACCATTGTGATGTTCTGTTTTTATCTTCAGAAACTACCCTATACTTTAAAATATAACCCTCTTCATTTACGTCTATTGTGGGAAGGTTCTTTTGTCTTATTCTTATTTTTTTAATTCCTGAATCAGGCATTATGTTACACCAACTGAAAATCTAAATTCAATATAATTGCTAGTATTAGGACTTTTCACAATAGTTGATGCATCTACATTTTGAATTACTGAATATCCAGTTAAACCATAAAGTGGATTTACTGTAGAAATATTTTCTAGTCTCATTGCATCTAATGCTACGTAATAATTATTAGACGGAATACCTGCATCAATAACACAAGCATATATTTTTATAACAGTAACTGCATTCCATGTAAAGTTTGCACTAGTATATAATTCTTGAAGTTGTTTTGTTACAACAAAATATCGTTCTGTAGAAAAATCATATGCTCCACCACTGCTATCATCAATAACTTCTGCTTCAAATCTAGCATATTCTGCAGTTTCTGTTTCTGTTGATGCAAACTCAACCATAATTCTTACATTTTCTGGAGTTGTTACAGATGCACCATTTTTACTTATTAATGAAAAGGCTAAACGTAATTCATCTGTTGGAGAGTTTCTTGTAAAATCAATATTAGCGCCAGTTAAATGTATATGGTTTGATCCAGGTTCTATTACAAAATGATCTTGCGCTGCTCCACTTTCTTCATTAATTGTAATATCAGAGTCATCGCCTTGTATTAAAATAACATTGTTTAAAAATCTTGGTCTTTCATATCTTTCAACTCTTGGAGATTTAAAAAATATTGGGTTGTCTCCACTTGTTTGAAATACACTATCTGTAACTGCAATAACATTATCGTATTCTGGTGCGTCTAATGCAGCAGAAAATGTATTAATTGCCACTGCTGCTTCTGTCGTATGATGTTGCCAATTTTCAGTTTGTGTAAAAGCAAATACAGTCTTACTATCATAAGCACCAGCAGAAGGGTTTGATCCAGCAGAATAGATTCCAATTTCAGAAATCTCATATCTTTCTTCTGTTGGTAATTCTGCAGTTAAAACAATTTTATCTAATCCACTTTCATTTACAAAACCTCTTGAAGATATCGGGACACGAAACATTTCAAAATCCAAATTTTGTTTTGTTGAATAGTTTCCAAGTGGATCTCCAGTAGTCAATGGCGTAGCCCCACAACCAATAGCAAGATATGATGCATATGCTGGCGCCTGTCCAAGCAAATATTTTGCAATAATTGTCTTACCAGTATTAGTTATCATGAGTTTATTTCTCCAAGATCCGCTTCATATATTGTACCATCTGAGGTAATTTGTACCTCAATTTGCTCATCATTGTTTATATTAATAAACTCAATGATCAAATCGCCAGTACCTTCTTCAATATAGACATTTTCTCCATTTGCTCCATTACCCTCGTTTGGAATTTTATCTTCTAGTTTTATTGAAAAACCAGCAAAATATTTATCTGCGGTTTGTTGAAGACTAAGGATATTATTTGGATTATATCTTTGTTGTATAGATGATAAATTTTTAATAGGTTGATAAGATATTTTTTGACCATTAATAATGTCGGATCTTGTAATATTGATTAGTTCTTGTCCTCCAATATTTTCAAATATTAGATCTGCCATGGTATCTACCGTTGTTGCTTCGTCATCAAATAAAATAATATCAAGAGTTGCAGTTTTAACTGGTGGGGGTGGAGGAGCCATAACGGTTGCAGATATTGGAGATGGAGTAAGTGGTGTTGGGGTTACGGCTGGTATAAAGTTATTTGATACAAGCGAAGCCCCACCTATATTTTGTGATGAGTAAAAAGGTTCATTAGATTTTTCTTCTGCTACTCTAAAATCTCCTGGGGTGTAAGGTTTTGGAGTTTCATATCCAGTTTCTGTACGTACCGCTCCCAACGGAATTGGGCCAACAAATAATGTGTTTGGTTTTGCTGGCGCATACTCAATTGTTGGTTTAAAATTTTTAACAGGGGTAGGTTCAACAAATGGACTATATTTTGAAGGACCAGTGAATTCTGGTTCTTTCTTTGTTGTTTTAGTAACTGTTTTAGTAGGAGTCCTATCTTCTCTTTTATTTGCACTACCGCCACCATCAATTAAAGGCCCATAATATCTCATTTATACCTCCGCCAAATAAAGTGTCATTTCGGGTCCACTTATTCTTCTTGTATAATCAATATTATATACTATAAACCTAGAAGTATTTTTTGTTACTAAATCTAAATTATTAGAATCTTTATAATCAATTGTAACAATATCTCCAAGTTGAATAGTTGGAGTTGTAAAAATTTTTACTCCAATAGATTTTTTTGGAACCATTAATTTATCTATAAGCCATCCCATTAAATTTTCAGCATCATCGTGTGTTTGAATATATGGTGTGTCTAAAGTAAACTCGTTATTGCCATATATCATTCTGCTTAACTTTATATTATCAAATTTTTCTTTTTCAATAAGTGGAGAAATAATTTGAGAAGAACTAGTTAGTTGTGGATTAGAAAAATTACTACGTTTTTTAAAATATTCATCAACTGTTAATTCGTGAGTTGTATCTTGAGTAAATGTAATACCTTGAATTCTTAAATAATTTCCACTAGTTTCATCAAGATTAATTGCTGTATCTGTAGCATTAAAAATTAAAAATTCAGCACCATAAGAATCAGCATAAAATCCAGATGTTGTATAACCTTTTATTTTATTAAATGTTGGAGATATCTGAGCATAAAGAGCGGGATATGCACGATCATATTTTATATCAAAATAAGAACATTCTCTCATAATTGAGCCAAATTCTTCAAAATATAAATTATATTTAGGTGATTCTTGAGAACTAATTCCAGACAGATAAGTTGACTGAATAATTCCGCTCATAGCATACCTTCTAAAAGATTCACTAGCATTTATTTCTTTATTTCCAAATGCTGATGAAAGAGTTTCTCCAACTGTAAAAACACTATTTTGAGAATAGTTTTCAGATAACGCATAAATATTTTCAAACATAACTCTAGAAGATCCACGAACAAATGGAGCCATATTATTATATATTGGAAGTGGATCTGGATCATCTACAACCTGAATTAACTGATTATTGATATACAAAAAGAACCTTCTAATTTTTCCTATATCTTGATACTCTACAGCCAAATCATAAACCGTTGGGTTTTCTTCTCCAGTCATTCTGTATTGTCCTGTAAACCTACCGTCGTCAACTATAATTTTTGACAATCCTCCCCAAAGTTTTACAGGTATTGCCTCTGTGTTTGAAGAATTCTTTTTAATTTTATAAAACACAACATTATTAATTGAAATGCTAGATTTGTTATTTTTATCTAAATTTAAATATGATTCTACGTTTTGCTCTGTTAAGGCAACAATTTCAAAATAGTAACCATTATTTGTTTCTGGATTAAGCAATACCGCTAAACCACCAGATCCTCCACCAATGTTTACGTTTTGATCTGGCCTTACTCCAGCAACCTGATAGTAAGTAACGCTTCCTGTTGGAGTTTGGCTACGGATTTCGTTGTTCTCAATTTTTCCAACAATTCTTACTCTGGCCCCAAAATGTTTATATGCACTGTTTAAACCCTTATAAACATATGAAACTAAATTAAGTGGTTTTTCTGTTGTATCAAATGATGGACCAGTCATAACTAAAGCAGAAGATTGTATTGTTCCAGACTGAGTTGACAATGTGTTATTAACTGATGTTTCAGTTGAATAACTTGAAGACATAAAGTTTTTTATGGTTCCATTCCTTGATGTTTGTCTTGCCTTTGTATTATTAATTCCTGCTGCGCCAGTTGTTGTTGATGGTGCTGATATATCTTCAAGTAGTGACGTTGTAAACAAATACTCTGTTTTCATTTCACATCCCTTGACATAATCATTATTTGACCAATAGGAATTTATGCCTGAAGAATGTGTTGTGATTGGTGTTCCAAATTGTGCTCGTCCGTGCTCATAAACTGAGCCATTCTGTAAACGAGTAATTCCATCAATTGTTTCATAAAACGGTACAGTATATATTCTAACTAATCCTGTAGGATATATCTTTCCATTAAAAGGTAATGATTTAAAATAATTTTGATATTCTTGATTACTTGTAATCCAAACATTGCTGCTACCCTGTCTATGTGAAGTTCTCCATGCCTGAATTTCTTGGCCTTTCTGCGCTTCTGTAATTTCTCCATTTGCAACTTTTTTATCTAAACTATCAATAAAGTTAGTTGGAGCCAATCTTCCAGGCAAAACAATTTGTGGTGAAGAATCTAGCAAAGATCCATCTGATTGAATTGGATACCAAATTGCAAGCGTAACATTGAATTGGGCAGCATCATATCTAATTATTTCTCCGTTAGAATAAAAATATCCTTGGTATCTAGTAAGCCAATAAACATTTTCTCCAAGATCTATTACATTATTTTGAATTTGATGATTAACTACTGTTGGAATATTGTTAGATAAATTTGAATTAATTGGCATTGCGCCAAGAACATATTTTGATTGTTTAGATGCAACTTCATTAATTGTTTTTGTTGAATCAGTTCCAGAAGCCTCCCACAATAACGCTGGCTTGTATATCCAAGTTTTTTCTTGATCAATCATGCTTGCTTGACGAATATTTCCATAAGATCTTTGAATATATCTAGTTGTATAATTAATTTTTCCATTATTATAAACTCTTTTATCTTCAGATGCTATTGATAAAATATTTGGCAAAGTTCCTGATGTTTGATTTTCAATTATTCCACTAACAGATTGATTATTTGATCCAGACAAAATAAGGTTGGTGTTTCTCTCATTTTCTTTTGGCAACATATAGTTTTTGCTCATTACTACAAAATTATTATATTCATCAAAAAACATTGCAGTTTGTGTTGCTACCGCCAATTGATTTAAAACTTCTGCTACAGTTTGGTCTGGTGCAATAAAAAAATATGGAATTACTGCTTCTGGCTCATCTATATTTCTATAAAAAACATAATTACTAAATCCAATATAGTCAAGAATTAAACTAATAGCATAACTAAGTGATACTTCTGTAACCAGCATTCTTGGCGCTGGCATAGATTCTAAAAAGAAATAAAAATCTCTTAAAGATAAATCTAGTGTTCCAGCAGTTACGTTTGCCTGTGGAAACCCATCTGAGTATAAAGTTTTAATAGGTACCCAATAATCATATCCGCTTACATTTAATATTTTTTCATAAAAATTAAATTTTATATTTTTACGAATATAATCACTAACAATACTGTTATCATTATTATCATTAAATGCTTGGTCATCATCAAATATGGACAAGTTTCCAGTTGAAGCCAATAGTTGTCCTACTGGTAAAGAAGAATTTCCTAAATCTGAAAGCATTTTTTTTACACTATACTCTATAACCTTATCGGATATATTGGCAATAAGTCTTGGTGACATTTCAATTAAATCAAAAGTAGAGTCAAACTTATTCATTCTCTCTACAACAATTCTTAATCCACGAACATTTTGAAATTCTCTATATATGGTTTTGCCATTTGTTGTTTCTGTAAATGATGTTGGAGAGGTTAAATCTGTTACAAAAGTTGTTTTATTATTAATTTGTTCATTGCCTAAAATCCAACCGTAGACTGGTACAAATGTTTCATATTCTTCTGTTATTGAGTTCCAAATATGAAACACTCCAACTTCTCCCTCATTTTCAATAATTAAATATGCATATCCATTAATTGATTTTGTTGGCAATAGTGTTGCAGAAGAAAACGTTTCTGCTACCACAAAACTATCTTTAAATTTATCTGGAATATTTTTTAATGCATACTGTAATTCAACATATCCATCACTAGAAATAATTGCAGATCCGTCTTCTCTTAAGTCATTCTCATTAAAACTGTAAGCATCTGTCCAATTGTTTTCTTCAAGATATTGAACTCTCCACCTAGTTGGAGTTGTTTTGTTTGCATTTCCAAAAAATGGGTCATTAATGCTTGAAGCGTTATTAGTAAATGGACCAAAGTCAATATCCCCAACATTTGTTTGCATCTTTATTACAATGCGATTTGTTGGAACTTCTTTTTTATAAACAACAAATGGTACAGCATCATCTATATAATAATTTCCATTAATAATTGTTTTAGCAATACCCCTTTCAACACCACTTTCAGTCCTAAAAGAAGTCCAATATTTAAATTGATCATATCTTGAAGGCATATAATATCTTGGTCGTCTTGCAATATCTTTTCCAGAGTTTGCTAAATATTTGCCATTAAAAAATGTTGCCTTATTAATTCCAGATCTTGGTCTAAATGGCTTTATACAATCTTCTAAAGAATATAGTAATTTATTTTTTTCTTTTGTTGAAGTAAATATTTGAGGTGTTCCATTATTTTGAAATCCACCATCAACAACAACATCTGCATCTGTTGCACCTGTATAGAATAAACCAGTGTCTGCTGGATCAAAAGTATTTATTAGTGTTAAAAATTGAGAACTTTGTTCTTGAGGTCTATATCTATAATTGCCAAGTTTAGATATATTGTCTGGCATGTTCATATTCCACTCAGCCAGAACTAGAGACTCTGTTTGTATTGTTGCAGATGTTTCAAAGTGATTTTTTAATTCAGTACTTTCAAACATTTAGACTTCTTCCAGTGTTACCGATATGTTCCAAAGATCATGATTTGTTGCACCACGTTTTACTACGGAATAATTAAAATCTGCAAAATAAACTTGAATAATTTGATTATATTTATTTAAATTATTAAACTTTGTCTCAATAGGAAAATTACTATATTTATCATAAGCAAGGTACATCCAGAAAGGACCTTGATGTGTTTCGTACCAATCAAGAATTTCTACTCCACCAGCACCACCATCTGCTGTATATTCAGATGTAGACCCTTCGTTTGGTGCTATACCTGTTGTTTCACTAAAATTAGCCAATCCTGCATACCCTCTTGAAGGAATCATGCTCCATGATACAGACATGCTCAGTTTATCTGCAATATGATATGAACGCATACGCCCGTTGATTGTTCTTGTTCTTTGTTCAATTCTTTGAGTATTAAATTGCATCTCACCTCTATTGTGATCAGACAAAATGATAAACTGGTCTAACAGGTTGGTATCTGTTTCTTCTGTGTCTGCCCCCACCTCTATGCCATTAGGCACGTATAGGCCATTAGAGAGGGTTCCAGGGTTGTTTGCCCATAATATACCCTGCGGTCTTGTATACCTGCGTCTACCTGTTAAATAAGCACTAGTAGCCATTAGACTCTTTGCCCCCTAATTCTTTGTGAATCAACATTTTTAATTTCTCTCATTACGACTCTAGCAATGTCATTGGCATTTGCGTTACTTCCATTAATACTAAAGCCCAAATTATAATTATACACTGCCGTTGAGTTGTCGCTTACAGATGTTGAAACATTATTAACTGGAACTTGTGCACTACTTCTGTCACCAATCATTGATGGATATTTTGATTCATTTAGCATTGATAGCATTGGTCCAAACTCTGCAGTTGCTCCCTTATTCATTACGAACTCTCCAGGGGTTAGCATTGTTGGTACACTATCAGAGCCTATACGTCCACCATTGGCAAGGTATTTAGGAACCATCCCACCCATACTCATTGGCTTAACCATACCACCATACATTTTTCCTGGTATTTTAATGACCTGTCCTGGCTTAATTAAGTTTGGATTTGAAATTTGTGGATTGGCTTTAATTACACTTGCAAGACTAACTCCTGCTTTTGCTGCAATTCCGCTTAACGTATTACCAGATTTTACTGTAACAGTTGATCCTGTTGATCCCGCCTGACCAAATGGGGTACCCGTACCTGACGTACTAGTTACAACAGTTCTTCCATCAACAACTTTAGTTCCAGTAACTGTACTTCCTCCAGCACCTGTTGCTGTTGATCCAGTTCCTGGGGTATTAAAACTTAATGTTGATGCAGACTGCATTGATGCAAGAATACTTGCCCATGCACCTGATGCTGTAGTGGAAGATGTTGCAATTGCATCTATATTAATCTTAAGGCTGTTTGATACTTTGTTAGATGCTTCTACGTATTGTTGAATAAAATTCCACTCTTGTCTTGTCATTCCATTAATCTGCAAAGATTTTTGTTCTCTGTCAATTTGGAATGCAAGATCTGATAAAAGTTGTCGTTTTATATCTGCTTGTCTTTGTAAAGGCTCAAGTTGTATTACTTCAATATTATAAATTTTATCGCTTAAAGTAACAATTTCTGTTTCAATTTGTTTTCTAGTTAACTTTTGACCATTAACAACTGCTGTAATTGAAGATAGTTCTCTTTGTTTTTGTACTTCTAAATTATTTGCTGCAGTTTCTAGACCAGATCCCATTCTATTTAAGGATTCTTGTGCAGACTCTGCTCTCATTTCTTGTGCTGCTGCTGCTGCAGCAGAAATGTCACCTTGTGTTAATGCATTAGCAATGCCAAGTTGTTTCTGTTGTTGTGAAATTAAAAATGAGTTGATTGATTTTATTGACTCTAAAGCGTCTCTTTGTTTATTTAAGGAATCAATCTTTTGATCATATGTTTCCGTAATTGCGGTTTCTTGTCTACCAATTAAATCAAGGGTGCGGTTATAAGATTTAATTTTAGAGTTAATATCACCAATTTCATTTTGTATTTTATCAATTGATCTTTCATCAAGAGCAACGCTCAACTCCATTTCTTCTGGAGTCATTTTATTTATTGACTTAAATGTTTCCCTTGCTTTTCTTTCAATTTCAAGAAATCCAAAATCAAATCTTTCGCTTAACTGTTCTGCTGCACCTTCTGCTAACTCATCTGCCTCAAATTGAACAGCCTTTAGTGCTGCTTCAAATTTTCTAGCCTCAATAGTTGCTTTTCTTGTTTCATCAGCCATTTTAGTAAATGCTTCAGAACTTATTTTTCCAGTTGCAATTGCTGCTGCTGTTGCTGGATCTTCAAGCATCTTTAAAGCAGTGGCTGCATCAACACCTTTTTTCTTAAGAATATCTAATGCTTTAATTTGTATATTGTTTTCATTCTTTATTTTTTCTTGTGCTCTTAAATAAGTTCCAGCCTGAATTGTGGGGAATAATTGATTAAGTGCTTTACCATATTCACTTAAAACTAATTTTCCATTTTTAGCCTTATCTGTAACTTTATTAAAGAATTTTGCAGCATTTTCTGCATCTAGTCCTTCTGCAAATTGCAAAACACTTTCATTAACTTTTAGTTTTGATAATTTATTGACAACACCATTAAAGCCATCTATTGTTTTACCTTTGCCAAGTTGTTTTAATAACTCGTTCCAGCCACCTGTAGCATTTACAGATTCTTTTCTAAACAACTTTAATTTTACTAATAAGTCATCAAGGAATGTATCTCTAGTTTTATTTGAAGAAGGTGGTGGGGTTGGTCCTGTTGGAATTGGTCCAGGAAGAATTCCACCCTTTGCAATTAACTCTGCTGCACTCTTACCAGCAGCAGAACCAAATCCAGTAAAGTTTGGATCATTAGAAACAACATCAAAAGCCACTTTTATATTTTTATTTACAAAATCTTTTCCTTCAGACAAAATACTCCACTGATCATAAAATGCTTTCCACTCTCCAGGTTTTTCTTCAGCAAGTCTTGCAACAACCTCTTTAGTTAGTTGAGGGTCTAATCCTTCAATTTGTTTTAAAGCATTTGTTGCAGTTGCTATTTGTTGTATTCCATTTGCTTTAAGATCAAGCGTAATTCCGTATGTTGGATTTATTTGATTTAAGAAAGCCAATGCTTCCATATCTTTTTTAAAGTCTTCTTCATTATTATTAATATATGCCATCATTAGAGTTCTAGTTGTATCGTTAGCGCCTTCTGATGGCAACAATTCTGATATTAGTGAGGCATCTGCAAGACCTTGCTTGTCAACCAAAATTTTAAATGCTGTTTCAAATCCTTTATTTCCTGCTGCAGTTGAAAGAATTTTTGTAATTACTGTTGGACTAACCTGACCAGATGCAAGACCTACCTGCAATTCTGTTTTAAATTTTGAATCTTTTAATTTATTTAATGCTTCTATTGCTTGATCCTTAAAGACTGCCATAGGACCTTCTTTATACATTGCATCTGCTGCAGCCTTAATACCCTTAGTAAACCCATCTACGCCCAATTGATCTTTTTGTTTAATTAATAAGTTTAAAGCATTTGCATTACTAGCATTCAACTGATTAAGAGCATCTTTTCGTTGTCCTTGAATTGTATTTATTTCTTGTTCAGTTTTTGCAGATTTTAATTTTATGTCGTATTGTCTATTTAATGAATCTACAAGTCCTTGATTTTGTGCTACTTCTTGTAAGCCTAATTGAACTGCTGCTGATGTAAGTTTTGCAGATTGTTTTCTTTCTCCAAAATAATCAAAAAGTGTTGTAGGGTCAAATAAATTTTTAAATCTATCAAAAATACTTGTTGGAGCCATGTCTAATTTTGCACCAGCAAATGTATTTTTATTTTCTAGCACTCCCTTTATTGCAGTTTGAAATGCCTGTGCCTGCTTCTCCATTGAGGATCTTTGTATTTCTAATGTTACCTGCAAAGGATCCGTAGTGAGGTTTTCTCCATTAGGACCAAGAAGTGATACAAGTTTGCCGCTAACAAGCGCTGGTATTTCATAACTTCCAAGTTCTTCTCCAAGGGCTGCAGCAATACTTCTTGCTTGGCTTGTTGTTACTGCACCCTGAGCAACTGCTACTGCTAAGTTATTGGCTAAATTTTGAGATATTTGTTTAATAGATTGACCACTCTTGGATTGAATTTCTATATCTGCAAGTATTTGTTTTCCAAACTCACTACCTAATACATTTTGTCCAAACTGTCTTTGTCCTTCAACTGTTCCAGAAACAATATTTTTTCTTCTTCTTGCAGCCTCTTCACTTGCACTGACGGTTCCAGAAATAACAGATAAGTCTACTATTTTTTTAGATGTCATAGACATAGCGTTGGCAAGATTAATTCCCTCTTGTCTTGCCTTTTCCATATCTTTAGACATCTTATATAGCGTTCCTCCAACTACTGCAATTGCTGCTACTGCTGCAACCCATGGATTTGCAAGCATTGGAAGTAATGCCACTATACCCTGCAATCCAAAAACAAATGGCATTATTGTTTGAGCCATTTCCCCTAATTTACCGCCAGCAAAAGATGCTGCGATTGTAAGTCCAGAAACTGCACCTATGCCAAGACTTGCTTTTGAACTAAACTCTGATAACTTTTGCTTTGTTGTTTTTTGAGCCTCTGTAGACTCATTCATTGCATTTGTTAGTTTGCCCTCTGCTGCTATACGTCTTTTGGCTTCTTTTAAACTTATTTTTTCTACTGCTGCCAACAACTGTGCACGAGACAGCCTTGCTGATTGTGATACTTCTCCAAGTGTAGTTCTTCCAGTCTTTGGATCAACTTGTGGTGCATTTGCAAACCCACGAAGTCTTCGGATTCTTTGAACTACAGTTTCGTTTGGATTAAGTGTTGTTGTTCTGTTGTCTGAAACATTTCTACTTGTTGTTTGAATGGATGCTGGTTTTCTTTCGGTGTTTTGTCCAGTTAGTGGGGTTAAATTACCCTTTGCGTCAACCTTGTACTCTCCTCTTGCTCTAACAGCAACAGTTTCTTTTTGAGGTTGTTTACCAATTAATCTATCAAAACGATCATTCATTGATTTAGTAATTTTAAGAACTTGTCTTCCTCCACCAAGGAACTCTCTTTGTGATTTAAACTTACCATCAATTAGTCCATTAATTACATTATTCTTTGTAATTTTTCCACCTGTTATTTCAGGTCTGCGGTAAGCAACAATTTCACCTTTATCATTTAAACTGGTTGGAATTAATAGTTTTGGATCAATTGCTTTCAATTCATTTAATTTTTTAACTAATATTGGATTTGAATTAGTTTTTTGTACAGCCTTAATAACATCATCAATTGATTTTAATTTATCTGTTTTAATGCTTGATCCACCAACAGCACTTGTAGATGCTGCACCAAGCAAGGTTCTTGCTGATCTAGATACAGTTGGGTCTGCAGATTTTGCAAGAGCACCCATAATTCCAGATCTTTCATTACCCATTCTAGAATAAATCATCTTGTCATTAATTAAAGCATTATCTGGTAAAGAATTTAAAGATTTCAATAAGTTTGTTCTAATTTCTTTTGCAACTCTAAGCGCATCTGTATCTGGAATTCCTTGCTTAGAAAGACTTATTGTCATTGTCCTTAAAGAGTTATCATCAAGAATTGCTCGTCTATATTCTCCAGCAGTAACTGTTGAATTTTTTCTATTTAATTGTCC